GCTTGCCTATCTTCAGGAGGTTGATTAGCTGCGTTTGGGCCTGATATATATTGATCTTCATAATTTTGAAACAATTCGGAATAATCTCCGCTAGCTCCAAATATTCTTTCAAACTCTCTATCTCCAGGTTTACCTACAACGACACCAGCATTTACCAATCCAGTTTTGACATTATTGGCAAGTGCTACTTGCAAAGAGCTTGGGTCAAAAGGCGTTGGAAGTTGATATAATTTTCTAAAATCAGTTTCGTTTTTACTTATTTCGCTTTGAAGTCTTTTTCTTTCACCCTCAAACGCTTTTCCAGTTCCACCTCCTATTTTATTTAAAGCATCATAATTTGATTTAATTTTAGACATTAGCAACTGAGCCTGAGCTAGGGTTTGCGGGTCTTTAAATTTATTTTTTATTTGACTATCTATTACATTAAAAGCAGATACATCATTCCCTTGCATATAAAAATTCTTAGCTGCGCTAGTATAATAGTCTTCTATGCCCATTTTACTAAGGCTTGCTATATTGGTATTTGCAGTTTTAATTTGATTAGTAAGAAGATTTTTTCTAGAAGTTATTAGGCTAAGACTTTCATCAGATCTATATTTATTATTATCTTCTAAATCTTTAAAGTATGCTAATTGATCTTCATAATTTCTTATATTTAAACCTGTCTGCATAATATTGGCATCAAACTGTCTGTCGTCTAACGTGCTTTGTCTATCTACCCTATCCTGATAACGGTCTTCTTCTCTGTTCCATTCTTTTTGATACCTTATTCTATCTTGCTCTTGCTCAACCTCGTACTTTGCATCGGCTCTAACGTTAGCAAGCTCGTTCCCTAGAAATTTAGGTAAGGTTTGGTTTAATAATGTTTCTAAAGCATTTGCCATTCTATCTCCTTATCACTCTTCTGCCGGTATTAGTATATTCGTCTTCATTTTCTGGGTTTTGACTTTCCATCCATTCCGCAAATGATAATGTACTACTGCTATTCTGGTAAGCTTTTGTAAAATCAGAAAGCATTCTTTCGTATTCGCCTCCAGATGGAAGGGGTAATTGATTTTCTGAATACCAATTTCTTGCCATCGTGTCAGCATATCTTTTTTCAGCACCGTCTGGCATTTCAAAATTCCAATCATCTACATAGGTTTGAGCGAATCCTTCTTGATTGTTATTATCTCCTCCTCCGCTACCAGGATCCATTGCGTATATTGACTGAACAAGATTTTGTATATTTTGCCTATAGTCAGTTATTCCTTTTCTAACTGTAGCTCTTCTAGCGCCAAGTTTTTCATCAAGTAAAGACATAGAAGTATCAAACTTTGTTCTTAAGTCATCAGCTGCCTCAGAAGCTAATTCTCTTTGTTCCCCAAAAAGTTTTTTTCTAGCACCAGAGACATCAAATCCTCTTCCTACTTTTTGCGTTATATTAAGAAGACCAGAACCTAATCCAGATGTTACATCTCGCATACCAGTTGTAAGCTTTCCGCCTATAAATCCCGCTTGTTCTTTTCCATAAGAAGCAACTTCATCCAATCCTTCTTTAATTAGCGTTGGGTTAAATTCAGGTAAAGTTATACCTAAATTTCTAAACATCTCAGATTGAGAATCAGTAAAGTTAAATAATCCAGGAATGTTTTCTTTGGTAGTTGTAAATAATCTCTGCGCATCTCCTGTTATGCCAGCGTTTTCCAACATTTTTCTTATTTCTTCTGGAGTCATATCTCTATCCTTTCTTACTTAAACCTTAAAAGACCAGTTAATGGGTCGTATCCCTGCCCTGGCTTAAGCGATGGATTACCTGTCATTGGGTCATAATATTTATAAAGCTTCTCACCAGTCGCCGAATCTTGTGAGATGTTAGGTACAGAATCAAATTTTCCACCCAGTGCTCTATCTTTAGCAGCATAAGTTAAACCCGCCCTTCTGGCTCCTTCTGCTTCTTTTATTACCTCTAAAATTCCTTTTCCCTCTCCTACTCCTTTAAAAATTCCTTTAATGTAGTCTGGCGTAAAACCAGCTGCTTGTGTTTGATAAGAAGTAATCATATCTGTAATTAAATTTGGAACCATTTCTTTATCAAATCCTTCTTCTGCCCTTCCAATAAAATCACTAACACTTTTTTCCGATGACTTTAATTTTTTTTGTTGGCTACTATAAAAAGGTGTATCTGGAGTTATTCCTTTAAGACTCCTATAGGGATCATCAAATTTTTCTCCAAAAAGACCTCTTGTTTTAGACTTTTCCCTTCCTACTGTATTTACAATAGTTTGTGCAATAGGAACCCCAAGAAGCGTATCAATTGCTTTTGCGCCAAATCTCCATCGAGAAAATCTTTGACCATGCTTTTTCATTTCTTCTTTTCTTTTGTCTAGCTCTTCCTCTAATGCTATTTGAGCCTCGACAAGCTCAGCTTTGCTTTCCGCTCCAGCTCTTCCAAGCGCTACCTTTGATTCTCCAAACTCGCCTTGCTGTTGAGCGCCCATTTGTTGAAGTATTTCATATATTGTCATTATTCGTCTAGCTCCTTGTAAATTCTAAATAGTGCCACGCACCTAATTCTTTTCTGTAAAGCCTAAGCTTGCCATCTGGTGTCTTTACAACTCTTTCTTCTCCGTCATTACCAGAATTTTTTGCTGGAAAGCCTATCTGTAGTTTTGTTTTAACCCCTTTAGAGTTATATAAAAATCTTTTTTCTCTATCCATTATGTAATCCTCTTGTATATCGGTCTATATTCTACGGTTACATTTGTAATTTTTATCTGACCACTACTACCACCTGGAGAAAGTAATCTAACCTCAAAAGAGTTGCACGTTACTGGTAAGTTAGTAGTGAATCGATCTACGTTCACATAAGTTAAATCGGAACTTATACTAGCTAAACTACCAGCAGTAGTTCCACCAGATCCAGATGATGCACCCACACCAACTGACGATGTAGTTCTAAACTTCACAGCGTTTGCTTGAGCTGCGCTACTTCCATATTCAACATATATAGCGTATACTTTTTTAGCAACACCTGGAAGACCAAAATCATCATTTTTTAAAATAATATCAAAACTCTCCCCATCATCTGACTCTCCATCGTAACTGTGAATATCATTTATTCCAGAACCAACAGATAGATTGTTATGTAAATCTGTAATAAAATTAGTATTTACAGTGTTTCCAACTATATCGTTTATAAATGTAAAAGACTTACTCATGAAACTGTATACATAAGCATCACTAGAATCTCCAACTTCAGAATCAGTTTGGCAGCTTCGCATTAAAACTAAATGTTTTTTAGTAGGCTCATAGCCCAAAATAGAAGTATCTGTAAAATGACTATTCCAGTCTTTCAAGACCGAGGATTTGTATATAATTTTATTTTGCAAGTTTACTATTTTGCTGCCATCGTATAAGTATAAACCATTTTTATTTGCCCACGCTATACCTAAATCTGTCTTAACAACAGCACCTTGGAAACTAATTCCTAAGGTTTTATATTCAGCCTCCAAAAACCATTGCGTATCTGAACCACCACTTATATTAATTATATAAAGAGTCTTTTCTTTGAATGCTAACAGTCTATCAGCGTAAGACTCTATCTTTATAAAATCTTCTCCATCGTTGACACCTATGTCTAAAAAGTTAAACTCTGGGAATGTATCAAACTTACCTATCTCGCTATATCTAATCTTATCTCCTCGATTTTCAATAACTCCTTCTGGGTTAGTATATCTAACATTAGCAATAAAGGCTCTTCTATTTGATACTAAGCTAGTCTGATACTTTTCACCATTTTCCCCTATACTGATAAAAGCAGAGTCTTGGTTAAATCCGTTTATGGATTCATAAGTATCTATGTTTATAGACGTACTAACAAAAATACTGTAAACAAAATGATCATTAGCATATTCAGCAGCCCACCCAGTAAAAGTACCATCTAAAGTTGGTCTTGTACCTTGCCTAAAGTTTATTTCTCCAAACAACTGAAAAGCGTTATCACTATCTTTTTTTCTAAAATATATTCTGCCGCCAACTATATTATCTGCATATCTAGTGCTAGACTTATTTTCAGTAGCAAGAACAGTACAAGTTATGCTGTCATTAGCAGAAACTGTAAGCTCTCCGCTTAATACATATGGTAAAGATTCTTGGTTCCCGTCATATAAAAATGTAGATGCAAACTCATAATCACCAGCCTCCCAACTGCCCCCAGAAGACGTAGTGCTGAAATGCAAATTAAAACCAGTCCCAGCTGGAGGATACACTCCGTACGATTCCCCACCAGTACCAAAATCAGCTCCCGAAGACGCTGTATCTAAAACTGTTGCACTGCTTCTACCTGTAATTGCATCTTCTGTATTATCAGTAATATTTTTAGCATGGTAAGCTCCCGTTGATAATTCAGTGTCCGTAGAGCTTGGAAAGGCTCCAGATACCGAAGAAATTAACTCTGTACTACTACCACTACTAGCCGTTGTCGACCTAAGGCCTTTACTGCAAATACCTCTGGTTGGCTTACTCAGCTTAGTGTCAAAAGTACTAAAGCCAGTTGTGCCAGCATAGCTGCCAGGAGTTATTGCATTTCCAGTTGAAGCTGATAGCCATCTATCTGTTGTCTTAATAAATCCATACTTTTTAATAGCTGTAGAAACATTATTAACATTAGTATCACACGCCCTTACAAAGCCATCTGCAAGATGATAAATAACTTTGCCCTGATATGAGCCAGTAACAGCTCCGAGTGTAATAGCATCGGAAAAAGATCCATTGTTATCAGCTCTCCTTACCACACAATTAGAACCATTATCAGCATTAGCAAAAAATGTAGCTACTGGGGATGTGTTATTATTACTAGTGTCATAATCAAATCTAGCTTGAAACAATCCATATCCAGGTTGCACAGCAGTAGCGCCAATAGTTGCATTGTAATCAGAGGTGTTATCGGTAAACCTTCCACAAGTTCTAATAACTCCTAACTCATCAACAATAACATCGTCAGCTCTTGACAGCTCACTATCAGCTATATCACGACGACTAGCTACAGTGTTCAGTCCACCTTCAAATCTACTATATGTTTTAAACTGTTTAGGCATT